CTATTAGCAACGCCATATTTGAGTCTGACAATTTAGGCGAAGCTTTAGGCGAGGCATTTAAGGCTTCAGCTAAAAATATGGTTGCTTTCTACGCTGAAATGGCAATACAAAAAGGCATAATGTGGGCGCTTGATCAGACTATATCTACAGGCAAGATTGGGCTTGATGCTGCTGAGAGGGCTGCAACCGCACCGTTGCGAATAGCAGGGGCAACATCAACAGCACTGAACGCACAGGCTATGGCAGTGCAAGCTTCATTAAACGCATACGCATCAACAGCAGCTATCCCTGTTGTTGGCGCAGCATTAGCGCCAGCAGCCGCAGCCACCGCTTACGCAACAGGGCAAGCTATGGCAACTACTATTGGTCAGATTGCTTTTGCAGGGGCTTTCGATAAAGGCGGTTTAATACCATCTGGATCTGCTGGTATTGTTGCTGAGTACGGTGATGAATTGGTTGGTGGCACAATGGTTTACAATGGTACGCCATCATCATTATCTGTTACTGGCAGAGAGGACACTGCCAGAATGAGATCTAATACCAATAGGAACACTTTTAATATAAACTCATACGGTAACGCTTCACCCGAAGCGATAGCCAGAGCCACAGCTAGAGCGTTAAAGAAAGGCTCAAAAGCACTTGACAATGCTATCTACGATTCAGCGAATCGAGGTAGAAAAAATGGAGGCAAACGCTATGCTTGATATTAGCAACTTTCCTTGGGCTGAATGTTCCATATCAGAAAACCGAGTTATTTATCAGTCTGACTCTTTAAATTTAAAGCGCAGTAAGCACGATACAGGTACGCACAGGTATGAACTTGAGTTAGTTACTATTGATATGGATATGAAAGTAGGACGAGGATTGAAAGCAAAACTTTCGGCTGCAACTGATGATACCATATTATTTACTCATCCAAGATTAGGTTACTCGCAAGGTATCGAGCCACCGTTAGGAATATTCGCTATTGGCGATGCTGGAACTATGGGTAATAAAACTGTCGAGCTAACAGGAAATATAGCTCAATGGTCATTGTTTGCTGGCGATCTGATCCAGTTTAGCAACGACACAAAGGTGTATGAGGTTGCACAAGATACTGGCATAGTAATAGGATCAGAAGTTGTTAAATTAACTTTCCCGTTACGCAGGGCTGTTAATGTTGGCGATCAGGTTACAATGAATGGTGTTACATGGCACTTGCTATCCAATGGAGCTATTGATGTTTCAATGGAGGCAAGCGATAATCAAGATATGGAAATAACCCTAGTCGCTGTCGAGAAACTATAAATGATAAACGCCCCACAGGTTGTACAAGATGCTTTAAAGTCACAGAGTATTAGTTACGCAAACTTAGTGACAATAAATTTAGGTGATGCTTACGGTACTGGTATTGATGTTATTCTTTATTACACTGATTACGCTCATGTAATATCCTATAATGGTAACAGTTACACACCAAACAACAACTTGACAGAACTGTCAGGTATTAGTCGTAAGGCTTCTACTGGCTCTGACTCTGTTGATATTGTGTTTAGTGTCACGGACGACTCACTAATTGGCGCTATCAATTCCGAGCGATACGTCAATAAGCCTACAATGATTGAGCGCGTTATCATGGATGATGGCGTAATTGTAGGTGATTTTGCTATACCGATTCGTACAGCGTGGGGTTTAAGTCATAGTATTACGGGTGATACTGATAACAGAACTATATCCCTTACTATAGATACCTCACTTGGCGATCTTGATGGTGATAATGGCTGGTATGCCCTTAACTCATCGCATGAGCAACGCCAGCCGCAAGATAAGATTATGCGTCATAGTGGCACTGCCATGACAGAGGAACAGCAAAAGAAGTACACCACTAATTTTAATGGTGTTATAAATAAAGAGAATAAGCCGCCAGCGATCCCAAAAGTTTACGGTTATTCCAATGTCAAGTTAACGCCTATTTGTATGCTAAAGCACCGTAAGACGCATACTTTTTATCGACACTATTACACCACACTTATTTACGCTGTTAGTATTGGTGAGTGTCAATTTGTTGATCTTAAAAACCTAACAAAAGGTGATGAAAAGCTTAACGCGACAATCATTAATGGTAATAACTATGATGGTGGTTGGGCGGTAAGGCTAAGAACACCAGCAGAGAACACATTATCCGTTAAGACTGATGATAGGCTGTTCTTTTGGCGATACAAGATGGACGTTAGCGAGGTTAACAGGTTAGATGATATGTACGGTAAAGGGTTAACTTTACTGTTTGTATCTAATCGTAACCGTGATGATTGGTTGCAGTCCATACCTGAATTATCAGTGCCAGTTTACGGGGCTAAAGTGTATGATCCTCGCAATGGTTTAACTGCCTTTTCGCGCAATCCGATGTTGCAATATGCCGATTTTTTGCGATCTACAGAGTATGGTGCTGGCAACAGAAACATACCTTTGACCGATGAAAATATTGCAGAGGTTGCCAATCACTTTGATCAGTTGCCCGACTCAGTAGGTAACGAGGGGATTAATTCAGTAAAAATTGATGTTAGCGTTGATACTTCGCAACCGATCATTGACAACATGAATGTGTGGATGGAGGGGGTGCGACTATACACTAGCGATTATTACGGCAGATTTAATGTGCGCGTAGAGTCGAAAAAAAGTGTGGATTGGATCATTGATGAGGATGATTTATTGGCTACACCTGATTTTGACTCAGGTGAGTTTACCGATAAGCTTAACCAGCTAACTTACTCGATAAAACAATTAGTTCCTGATACTTCAAGTGAAGCTGTTGATGGTGATCTTGTTGAGGTTGATGTTGAGGCTATTTTTCCTGCTGACGATTCTCAGTTGTATGCTGATTGGCTTGCTGAAGATGGTGGAGTGCCTAGTTTTGATTCCTCAGCGCTAGATTACGTGACCGAAACAGAGCAAGCGTACTATTGGGCTATGGTTGATGCTCGAATATCAAGAAAGCCACGCACAATGACGTTAGTTGTTGGCTCTGAATACTGGTTATCCGAAGTTGGCGATGTGTTAAGTTTCTCATCGTCTATCATGGGTGTTAATGATCAGTTATGGAGAATTGACGAGGTTAGCGAAAACGATAATGAAGTAGAGTTAGAGCTTGTTGCGTATGATGATAATTTCTACACGCCTGATCCAGATGCAATACCAGCGCCAACCGATTACGCAACACCACCTTACTCAGCACCACTTTCTGCTGTGTCTGGTATGGCTATATTTGAAGAAAATAATGCTTTTTGGCTTACATGGGAGCCGTTACCAAGCGCCAATTTATCTTGGTACGCTGTTGAAGTCTCAAAAGATGGAGTGCCATTTATTGACCGCCCTAAAGTTGGTCAACCACCTGTCAAGCTTGATGATATTACTATTGGTGAGTACAGCGCAATAGTTACCGCTATTGGCATTGAAGATGAGGGGCAAGATGCGCTGCTATCATTTTCTGTAACAGAGCCAGAGACACCAACATTAATTACAACATCTGGTAACTTTGAGATAGAAGTTATGCCTGTGTTAACTGGTAGTTACTTCGGTGTTACTTTTGAATTCTACTCTAACGTTGAAGATGATTTTACAACAGCATCATACAAAGGCAAAGCAACCTCACTTAATGTTATCGGTCTTTCACCAGACACAGAGTATTATTTTTGGGTTAGAACAGTTAGCGTTGCTGGTAACTCAGCGTATGCGACCACCACTGTTAAAACGACAAATGATACCTCATGGATAAGTGACGTTATTACCGAGTTAGAAGATAAAAACTTTTCCAGTACCATTAACGATCTAAACAATCAGATAGATAGATTGAGTTTAGAAATGGTAATGGACGCGTCAAACTTGTTTCTTACTGAGCAAGCAAGATCAAATGACAGTACAGGTTTCGCTTATGCTGAAGAAAAACTTACTGCTGTGTCTGAAGAAACATACTCGTTAGCAGAGAAAACTTTAGAGTTAACAGCGTTGCTTGCTGACAACTCAGCAGAGATTCAAGATATATCCACAGCATTTGTCAATGAGCAACAAGTTACGGCTGAAAGATCAAGATCTATGTTGGTCAAAATGGCGAATGACGATGCCACCACGCTTGCTGCTGCAAATGAATATACGCGAACTAGCGTGGGTTACTGTGTTGATTCTAATGGCAATATAACTAGTGAGACTGATGCCGTTCAGTGTATTGCTGTTGTTGGTAACTCATGGGTTGATGGTGCAATAGCTGAGTACATTAGAAACTTACAAATAAGTAATGGCTCTGATAATGCTAGTATATCCGATATTAGGCAAGTTTTTGATAAGGAAAATGGCAAGCTTATAGCGCGTGGCGGTATGCTTTCTAACGTCAACGGTCAAATAACAGGTTACTCAAGCTTCAATGATGGTGATACTTCGTTGTTTGATATTGTTGCTGAGAATTTTCGTATAGGAACTCTTGACTCAAACGGTAACTTTGTTTCGTTGTTAAGCTTAAATGAAGATAAAAACGAGCTAAGGATCAAAGCCAACCTTATACTAG